AAACTTCCCCAATATCGCCCAAAAATTCAGCCGTCAATTATGCCACGTCGATCCACTCAGCGCCTCGACTGTCGCGGTACAGATCGGTCATTGTGGCCGAACGGTGACCAAGCAGTTTCTGGGCATCGCGGCCTTCGAGTTCGTGCAGTCGTGCGGCAAGCGAGCGCTGTTCATGAAAGGACGGCGGTTGCCGACCGAAAGTTATCCCCAGCTTCGCGCCGGCTTTGTCCCGCGCTTCGGCAAATGCGGAGCTCAGCGTGTCCAGCACTACCGGCTGGCCAGCCTTGGCACGGCCCGACGCCTGAGCATGATGCACCAGGTGTTGTGACAGAACGCGATCGCGGCATTGCTTGATCACCATGGCAAGGTCCAGACCGACCGACTCCAGGCGAAGCGCGGTACTGATTCGAAGCCTGGCGCCCGTCTTGGACTGAATGACATGCAGGAACCCGTCGTGCACATCCTTGAACAACATTGAGGCGATATCGTCCCGCCGCTGGCCGGTTAGCACCGCCAACTCCATCGCCCGGCGCAGCCATGGCTTTGTGGCTTCTTCGTAGATTGCTTTCCAAAGCTCCAGCGTCAGCCGTTCGCGCTTGATGTTCACCCGCGCCGCCTTGGTCACCTCGACCGGGTTGGTGTCTGCCCATCCCCGCGCCTGAGCCTCGGCGAACACGTCTCGCAACAGCGAGCGCATCGCCCGGGCCATCTGAGCCTTTCCCTCTTTGGCCATACCCGTCAGGTAATCGGCCACATCCATCGTTGTGATGTCCTTAATCCCCTTCGAGCCGAACACCGCCGCCAGTCGATTTATCCGCATGCCCACGTTTTTGTTGCTGCTGGCGGATAGCTTGCGCTCGGCGAAGAGCTCGCGGTATTCATCCAGCCATTCCGAGAACAACTTGCCCGGCGCTGGCGCTGGCGTGCTGATCCGATCGGTGAGTGATGGCTTGATGGCATCGGCGTGGTTCGCGGCGACGGCCTCACGAATGGCCGCCTCCTTGTCTTTGCCCAGGCCGAACACGCGACCACTGATCGGGTCGCGGTACGTGTAATAGGTGACGCCGTTTCGGGCGTCGGTCTTGCGGTAGAGATTGGGCGGAAGATCCTTCGACCCGGTGTTACGCGGCCTGGGCGCCATTGCGTGCTCTCTCTATTCTGCTGATCAGGCTGCCACCGACGATCCGGACGGGCTGCTGGTCAGGTTCCTGATAGTGGGCGTCGGATTCTACATAGTAGTTGCGCCCGTGCTTGACCGGTACCGGAGCGATCCGGCCTTCCCGCGCCCATTTGCGCAGGGTGTTGGGACTGGGTGGCGTCTTGAACTCGGCCGCCGCCCATTCATCCAGGGTAACTTTGCTCATGAATGCTCCATGCCGCGCGTGGCGGCAGAAGGTGGAGAGGGGTTATTCGTCATCGTCGAAATCGTTATCGTCTTCTGCGTCATGGCTGACGCTGATAGGTAGTTTCCCCAGTCGCTCCAAAGCCAGGACGAGTCCGATGCGCAAGCCCTTGGCCATATCTTTTGTGAGCATGATCTCGACCGGATCATTGGTCCCGAGCTGAAGCGTCACGCCTTCTTTGGCGTTGTCGGTGATGATCTGCAGCTGATCGGCCTGCCGTTTATGCCAGGCAAGCAGCGCTTCGATCATCTCGCCAACCTCCTGCGGAGCGCCGACCGAACCTTCAAGTGCGCCGGTGACCAATTTCTCCAGCTCTAATTTTTCATCTTCGGCCCGCTTGAGCTGGTCGTCAGCGGCGAATGGCCCGCCAACCATCGACCAGCTGCTGGCGAATACCTGGGCTTGTTCCATGATGGCTTTAACGGTTTTCTCAGACATGCAGAATTCCTCGCCCGCCGTTCGCCGGCAGGCTGGTAGGTGGAAGAGGGGTTAAATGGCGCTGGTGGGTCCAAAGCCGCAGATAGTCAAAGTCTCATCGACCTCTTTCACGACCTTGAACTGGAGGGTCACTGCCCGTTGCGTTGAAAGGTTGAAGTAGTCCCAATACCTGACCACCCACTCAGCCATTTCTTTATGGCGCGGCCCGACGACTGTCCCGTAAATCCCACAGGCGCCGAGATATCCCATGAACTCATCGATGTTCATGTATGGCCGAATATCGTGGTCATCGATGTCGAGCATTCGCTCAAACAGCTCGGCGATCTGCACCAATGACTCCCGAAAGTGCTGAGAAGTGACGAAGTGTTTTTTGTAGAGCGCCCAGATCTTGAGGGTGAGACCGCCAGCATCGAAGGCTGGCCAAGCTTCGTCCTCGGCTTTCAGATTGGCTGGATCAAATGCGATTTTAACGATCATCGCCGTGGCCCCTTGTAGATGAGCCAGGCCATGTAGGCGAGGGCATAGACTGGGATGATCATGGCGTCACCTGTTTAGCTTTGCGCTCGATTTTGTTCCAGCGGCGGATCACCGCCTCTTCGGAGCAGGCGTGCTGCAGCTTGAATTCACAGCCGCGGCATTCAACCCAGCTCGCTGCGTTCGAGGCGCTGTCGACCTCAAGGTCATCATCGCCACATTCAGGGCAAGACTTCGGCTTCGGATCGCTCATGGCGTCACCTCGCGGCGTGCCCACCAGCAAACAGGGCCATCGTCGGTGTCATGGATGGCCAGGCAGAACCAGCCTTCGCCATCTGGGCGATCCGGCTCCCAGTAGCTGCAGTCAGGGTCATGGGACTCGAAGTAGCGGTTGGCAATCGCTTCGTCTGCATACTCGAGGCTCACCATTGCCACGGCCAAGCCCTGCTCAGCGATCCAAGCCTTGCACTTGTCGCCATCACCCTCTTCGAAATCCGGCATGTCAGGGTGCTGGAACATTCCGTTCTCATCCCGCCTGACTGGCCAGGAGCGGATCAGGCCGACACGATCTAGCCGCTCAATCTCTGCTAGTAGCAGCGCGGCGGCCTTGACCATGTCGCGGCGGCGATCATCGCTTGGCTTGAAAGTGCTTGAGCCCCACGGCCATGCTGTGCTCAGGCTGCGCGGTCTTCCGGCGAGGCTGGCGTATGTCGCTCCAGCCTCGGCGAGCTCGCCCTTCACATAGAGGTCATCACGGTGCAGCGAATAACCTTCGGCGGATACTTGACGCTGGCGCTCGGCGATGACATCCCGCGCCGCGCGGTTTAGGCAGACTGAACTTTCTTCAGGCATGACTGTTCCTTTGCCGCTATAGCGGCTGACTTTGAAGGGGGAGGGAGTTACATAGGGGTGGAGTACAAATGTACTCCTGTCGAGATCAAACGCCCGAACGGCCTTTGAAGGCGAGCCAGATGTAGTGGCGGCCCTTGGCGGTGACCTTGATCTTGCTGGTCTGCTTGTTCCAGTTGATCAGCCGAAGCTCTTCAAGGATGGTGGTCAGCGTGTGACCCTGGTGCCAGGCGGCCAGCGCCTTGATGCAGCCTTGGGCGAGCAGGCCCCGGTAGTCGGTGTGACCGAAGTTGGTGCCATGGAATACGGTCTGCATCTGCTCATCTGTCACAAGGTCGGTGACGGCGTTTACGTCCGGGTCGCGCCGGTAGCATTTGTGGGTCATGGTCATTCGCCCTGGCTGGCTATGTTGATGATTCGGGCATGTGTTCGAGCGGCATGCATTTCGGCTTCAGTGGCTTTGCGCCCTGACACCCACATGCCATCGGGATGGCGCTGAAAAGTCCATCCGTAGTGTGCGTTCGCCTCATCGATCATGATGGCAAACTCACCGCCGATGGTCTCAATCATGCCCTTGAACTGAACCTCGTCCGTGCGGCGAGGCGCAGGCATCACCAGACGCATTTCATCAGGTGCCAGGGTAGGGTCGATAACTACCGGGAAGCCGAACACCGTCGCGGGCCGCTCCATCCGGCACCAGAACGCCAAGACCTTTTCGCCTTCGGTTTTGAAGGGAGCAAGCCACTGACCGTCAACCCGCTCGTGAGAGATGGAAAGGTGCACGGCTCGAGTTCGTTCCTTGCCATCTTCAAAAACATCGCCAGGCACGCGCAGCATCGACAGCGGCCGCAGGTTCTGATCGAGAGTTTGGAGTTGCTGGATCAACTGTCGGACTGTCTTGGGCGCGCCCCAAGTTACGGGATCAGGTGATGCAGGCGGGGTCAGCTCATCAATCCGCTGATCCGCTGCGTTCAGGAGCAGCTGCAGGGCGTCACGCTCGGCAAGCAGCCTAGCAACGAGGACACGGTGATCACTGCGCAAAATGATGGGTTCGGAACAGTAGAGCCCTTCTGGCTCCTGATACATCAGGTATTCAGCTTCCGGGTTCTGTTCGTAGCGTACGCGATAACCGATCACCTCAGGTTCCTCGTCCGCAGGCGGAGCCGGTGCTGCGCCGAGCATGGCAGCCCAGCACAGTTTCGCGCGGAACGCTGCTTGCTGGCAGCCGCTCATCTCTTGGTATTGCTCCCACACTTCCTCATCGGTAAAACACTCATTTGGTACCGATTCGAAACCGTTTATCACCATGGTTTCGGTCGGCTCGACCGGCACAAGTTTCCATTGACTGTTCATCCTGCAATCTCCATCGACACCAGATCATGGGCATTCACAACCGTCATGCCGAGGCGTTCAGCGATCAGCACTTCGAGGCGGGCGCCCTTTGAATGCTCCCAGCCCGGGAGCGTGGCCACCGTGTCGCAGTCCATCAGGGCGGCGATGTCGCGGCGCATGCAGTCGTTCCAGGAACCGCCGTCAGGGTTGAGCTCGGCGGGGTTGGTTACGGTATGGCCGTCGGCGCGCAGGTTGGCAGTCATTGCGGCGAAGGCTGGGAAGTTGAGGCCGGGCAGGCCGGTCATTGGCCCGCTGAGGTAGATGCGCTTCATGCTGCACGCTCCTGCTGGTAGAAGTCCCATGCGGCCTTATCTCCCTGGGCCACGTACCAGGTCAGGTCGCCGCTATCCTCCTGGTCGTTGACCGAACCACCGAACTGGCAGCCGGGAAACTTGAACGTGGCGGACATGACGACCCACGGATAGCCGACTTTGAAGTTGTCGAATGTGAGATCTGGCCGTTCGGCCAACACCCTCGCCTTGAAGGCTTCGCCCTTGGCATTCGCGTCGGAGATCAGCTTGTCGCGCGAGTTTTTGCAGGCCTGATCGCAGTAAGCGTGCCGGCCGTCGTAGACGATCGTGAGCGGGTTGCCGTCGTCGTCCTCGGCGTCTTCGTAGAGCTGCGTCTCGCAGTTGTTGCAGTACAGCCACCAGCCTTGATCGTGGTACGCCTTGGCCGGAATGAAGCGCTGAGCCGCGAATTCATCTGCCCAGGGAGCGCGTCGACAGAAGCTCACTTCGTTGAATTCAAGTTCCAGTTCGTTACCGCCTTCGCGGCGAGCCTGGGCGCTGCTTGTTGCGAAGGTGATGACGTGTCCGCCTTCCGAGCCCTCACCAACGTGATAGGCCTTCATCTTTTCTGTGGGCATGGGGCGTCCTATGCCGGGTCATGCCCGGGCGGTGGAGTGGTTAGCAGATCTCAGGCTGCGGGAGCAGCGTCGTGGAAGACATCCATCTGTGCTGCGCCGTCGAGCCATGCGGCCGCGATCCGGCGTTCCGCCATGGCGGAATACTCAGGGTTTAGTTCGCACAGGATCGACTTGCGCCCTTCCTGCATGGCGACCACCCCCGTGGTACCGGCGCCGCCGAACGGGTCTAGCACCACCCCGCCGCGGGGAGCGCCGGCCAAAACGCATGGCCGGATCAATTCGGGCGGGAAGGTGGCGAAGTGGGCATCCTTAAAGCTGTGGGTTGCCACGGTCCACACGCTGCGCTTGTTTCTCGTTGCGGTGTCCCATGTGCTTTCCTTTCGGTCCGGCCTGTGCGTGCCTTTGTTCTGGCCGGGGATCACGTGCTCGCGCTTCGAATCCTCTCGCTTGAAACTGTCGCGCCTGGCTCGCTCGGCACCTTCCTTGTGAAAAGCACCGTGGCCACCGTCGCCGGTTGAAGTGTCCCAGCCGGTCGGCACCGTCACTCGCTGCCTATTGCGTGCTTTCGCATCGGTACCGTGACCCCAGCCAACACCGTTGTTCGGCGCAGCAGGCGGCACAGTGTTTCCGGATTGGGTACGCTTGCCGCCATCAGTGTTGTCGAAGGTGGCGCCGTTGACGTATGCGCCTCCGCGGAAGCCATTGGCGCTGCCTTTGCCAGTCAGGTTGGCCGGCTCTCGGATTGTGTCGCTATCGTAGTAATACCTCCGCGACTTACTGAGCAAAAACAGGTACTCATGAGCTTTGGTGCACCGGTCCCGCGTCGACTCAGGCATCGGATTCGGTTTGTGCCAGATGATGTCCTGCCTCAGATACCAGCCATCGTCCTGCAGCGCGAATGCAAGACGCCAAGGCATGCCCATCAGGTCCTTGTGTTTTAACCCTGCCGGCGCTGATCTCCAGCCCGTTGCCTGCCCCTTACCCTGCCACGCCCCGTCGCCGCGCTCAGCCATGAATGAGCCGCCACCACCACGACCACCAGATGCGTAGCTGTCACCCATGTTCACCCAAGCCGTGCCATCGTTGCGGAGTACTCGGTGCACTTCGCGGAACACGTCGACCAGACGGGCGATGAACTCAGCAGGGGTTTGCTCCAAACCGATCTGCCCCTCGACACCGTAATCGCGGAGCCCGAAGTAGGGCGGCGAGGTTACGCAAGTGTGAACTGACTGGTCTGGCAAAGTCCGCATCATGTCAATGCAGTCGCCGACCAATATCTGGTGAGAAGGTGGCATAGAGGATCCTCGCCGGCTGGCGTGATTCGTTGAAAGTGGGTGGTTACGCCATTCGAATGCTTCGAGCGATTCGCGGCGTTTTCGTGATGGCGCCTTTCAGTAGCAGGCGGGTAACTCGTTCGGCCATCGCGTTGCCGTACACACCAGCTGTTTTGGCAAGCTCAGCGATGGTGGGTGAGTAGCCGTGCTTTTCGATGTACACCCGGATCAAGCGCAGGGTTTCGGCATCGGTCGGCGTTATCGGGCTACTCAGGGTCATGGTGGCTTGCCTCGCGTTTGGCGAACGCCTCAAGCTGTCGCGACTGCTTTTCAGTGATGACAATTACCGGTCGCGACATGGCAGCGAAGCGGGCAGTGTCTTCGGCTGGCGCTTTGGCCAGGTTGATCAGAAGCGTCGACAACGTTTCCTGCCATTCCTCGAAGTCGTGACGCTCGCCCAGCACCTCAAGTGCATCAGCAAGCGACTTCGACACAATCAGCGTGCGCTTCTCGGCGCCGATCCGATCCAGCAGGGCACGCTCCTTGGCGCGCTTGTCCTTCTGGATATCCGCGTTGCTCTTGGCCATGGCCTGCCTCTTCAATTCCGTGGGCCGGTAGATCCAGCCATGTCTGTCGTCGGCGCTGGCGCACCTGGTTGCTGAGGCGTCTCATGCTGCGACCTTCACCTGATGCCAAGCGCCGGCGGCATAGAACAACTTCGCGGCGGCCGCCTCTTCAAGCGATACCTCGGCGGGAACGGCGATCCATCCAGACGCAACCAGGTGATTCAGGTTGCAGCTGTTTCGCAGCTCCAGGTAGTAATGCTCGATGGCATCCGTCAGGCGCTCGACCTTGTAGATGCCCTCGGGCGATATTTCCACCGACTTGACGTACTCGACGCCGCGCTCGTCCCGACACATGGCGCTGATGTAGATCGTCCAGCGGTAGGAGAAGTCGAACAGAGCGTTGGCAATCGCCAAGCTCCGGATCTGCCGGCAGCTCTTCCAGTTCGCCATGATCTGTGAGCCGCTGGGGTCGATGTTCACGACAGCAACATGATTGGTTCGGAGCAACGCTCGGCAGCTTCGTTCGGCGCGAGCGAAGCCGTTGTTTGCCTTGCGCTTGCTCATAGCGCCTCCGTCATCCGCCGCAGCGCAATGCGTTCAGCCCGAGTAGGCGAAGGCCGGCGCCGCTTGAGCACGGTGTCGGGGTCGATCTTGTCGGAGCGCATCGGCTGGATGGCGCGCTCGTAGCCAGGCGCTATAGATGCTTGCCCGCCGGCGCTAAAGAAGTTGGCGATCTTTCGTTCGATGTCAGCCAACGCAGCGGCGCGCGGGTCTGGAAGAGGACTGCCAATCATTTCCGTTCACCCGACAGCGATAGCTTGATGCCGTCGGCGCGCGCTTCCAGTACCTGGGCAAAGTTGACCGCGTCCTTCCATGTCCAGCGGAACCCCTTCACCTTGTTGGTGGAGCGCTCAACGATGTGATAGGCGTTCCCTTTGGTCACGACTTGGTAGCGGATCTTCTGCACGGGTAGCTCCTTGCCGATCAGGGCGTAGAGTTCGACGGTGGCGATGATTGCGCGGGTACGCAGGGCGGCAAGCCCGGCAGAGCGCTGCTGCAGCATTGTTTGCATGGCTGATCCCTCGGTATGGGGTTGCGTGTATTCGTCAGCACTCAGGCCTCCTGCTGGTTGCCGTTGGGCGCATGGGAGAGTGCTGACGAATAAAGGCAGGCGTAAAAAAGCCCGATCGGAACCGGGCTTTTGTTTGCGTCACGGGTACCACCCTACGTGAGCCTCCCAGGCCCGCTACTGGCGACGGCCTGGGGTTGAATCATCAGCGGTGACTTGAACTTTGGGGTGGCCTACCGATTGCTCGGCCAGTGCGCGGTGACACCGTCGGCCCAGATGTCCGCTGCCTGCTCAAGTGTTGGGCGCAGCCTTCAGGCTTGCTGCACCACACAGGTGGATCGGTGAGTTACTTCATGGCAATGGTTCCTGTTGTTCGCTCACTGGGTTGGCAGTGGCCACCGTTCTAAAGGGTGTTGCCTGCAGGTGGCCGGCGCATGGCCGGGTGTTCGTCCGCATCGGGGTGGACGCTGAAGCACTCCGCTTTGCAATCACGGCGCTGGCATTGTCACAACGTCCACTCCGATGCGGCCTGGTGCTGGGGGGTACCAGGTGCTCGGGAAGGTCTCCAACCTTCAGACGGGGTCTCTGATTATTTATATTGCCGTAGGCCCGTGAAGCGGCAATTTCGTTGAGGCTTTCGCCGAATAGTTGATGCAGAAGACCGGTCGCTAACCCGGCTATCCTCAGAGGCCGACAAAGCCTTTCTCCCTGCGGACGGTCATGGCCCCGTGGTTCCGCCTATTTCTCTTAGTCCGCCATCGCCAGCGCGGATACCATGCCTCCGGTCGTTCAGGTGCGCTCGGAGCTACGTCGCGCTGCGTGTCTGCTTTCCACGCCGCTTCTGCATCCCGCTGCCCACTCAGTGAATGGGCAGAAGTGATGCTCAGCGCCTGGTGTTCAGCGCCCGGGTTGCCAACCATCCCAGTAGGCACAGCAAGCCGATCACTGCGGCTAGTGCCAACCCACCCCAGAACGGCAAAGTCACCCACCACCATGACCAGTCGATGTAGCCGGTGAGCTTCAGGCCGACGAACAAAACGCCCAACAGGCCGATGAGGCCAACACTGCCGCTGCTGCTCGAGTTACTTTTTGCTTTCACTGGGTTTCTCCTTGCCGGCCATCAGCACAATCAGCAGCAGTGCGACCAGTACCAGGTCACCAACCATTGAAAGGATGCGACTGGCCGAGTCGACGAAGACGACCCCGCCAGCGAGCCCATAGGCTGCCAGCGAGCGCGCTTTGTTGCTGAACCTGCCGAACATGACTACAGGTAGTCTTTGAGGTTGAGGTTCATGATCTTGGCGGCCTTTTCCAACACCGCCATTTCTGCTGGTTCAATCTCGCCGTCAGCCTCGGCCACGGTGAGCATGAAGTTCAGCACGGTCGCCGCGTCGTCAACGCTGTGGGCCAGATCCTTCAGTTCCTTCTCGGCGTTCTGGCGAATGATGCGCGGGCCGCCGTCGTTGAAGTCGGCCTTGGCGCGGTCGATGGTATTGCTCAGCTCGGCACCGAAACCTTTCAGGGCTGCTGAGTTGTTGATCAGCTTCTCGATCTTTTCGAGCTCTTCCTTTTCGATGTCGCCATCAGCGGAAGCGACGTAGAACACGCCGTAGACCGAGGCCTGCATCAGATCGCGGTTGGTCATCACGGCCAGGGCCTGACGGGCTTCGCCGGATTTCTTGCCAAACAGTTTGCCGAACATGGTGATTCCTCTGGGTTGGGTTGCATCCCGCTGCACCCTTTCGCCAAGGTGCAGCAGTGATGCTTATTCAGCCTGGAGCGCTTCGATTGCCTGCCGGTAGTCGGCAGCATTGGTACGGTTGTTTGCGGCGTCTTCGAACTGGCCTTCGGCCTCCTGGATCTCTGCGTTGTTCTCGCAGTTCGAGGCGTGGATTTCGAGTTGGGCTATTGCTGTCGCATGCTTCATCAGTGGTTGCCTCGCTGGGGTAGGGTGGCCAGCGGCCGGCTCACCACTGCCCAGGTGACGGGCTTTGCGCTAGGCTGAGCGCTCTCACACAACACAGCCTGCAAAGGAGCGCGCATCTAATGCCGATCTACAGCATCAAATACGACCGAGATATGGGTGATGGTTTGCCGAAGAGTCATGAATCTGCCCATGCGGTGGAAGAGGGCGATGTGATCGAACTCGAAAACGGCATGTGGCACGGTGTTAGGCAGGTTCGTAAAACTCAGAAAGGTAGTCAGTTAGTTCTTGCTGAATCTGGGCAGAACGCTCAGCAGGCAGAGCTTCTACTAGCGCAGCAATTGTCCGAGTAAGAACGACCGTCGCAAACTTGTTGCAACCCGCAGCGTCTTCGAACTCAGGGCTTGGATGCATCAACGCCATTCTGGTTGCTAATCCGGGTTTGCCCTGGCATGCAACAGTCATCAGCGCCGCTTCGATTCTTCCTGCTAGGGTCGGAGGCTGCACAGTCGGCCGCCCTGGTGAGTCTGGATGTGGGTGGTGCATTCGAGTATTCCTCTTTGTCATCCCAAAGCACCCTCTCAAGAAGGTGCTTCAGTGATGAATGTTTTCTCACTACACGTCTGCCGGAGTCCTCTCTCTGCCCGCTGCCGCAACTGGCGTCGCATCGGGTGGCTGTGTAGCTTCGCGTGCTCTCATTGGAGAGCCCGGCCAGTTCCAGAGCTGGCATGGGCGACGGTTTAGCTTTCTCACCACCGGGTTGGCCGGTACGTCGCGGGGTCACGTCGAGCTGTTAAAGAGCGGCAGGTCGATTGACCCTTCGCAGCTGGCCCCTGATTGGGTGCCGGTTGCGATGGAGTGGATTTAAGCAAGCTGAATTGCGTCAGTCAAGCATGCTTAACAAAATAAATTCAGAATGCTTAATTTTGCGAGCGAAAAAAAACCCGCTCTAGGCGGGCCTCATTCATTCGAAGCGATCAATCCTCGCTGGGCACTGTCCAGTAAATGAACACGCTGCCGTCTTCCTGGTGTTCCACCGTGACGTTATCGTTCTCGCCAATGTCCTGGATAAGCTGGCACCAGCCATCTTCAGGCTCATCTGGTGAGCGGAAGATCGTGGCCTCTTTAGCTTTCTGCGCAGCCGGTGAATTGATGATCTTCTGCACGCGCAATCCCATCAGCTCGTAAGGGCTGGGAGGGGTAGGGGATGCTGGTTCTTTCTTTGCTTTCGCCATGATTCATGCTCTTATTTACTGTATGAATAAACAGTATTTTATACATCAATGTAAGGCGATGGGACAAGGGTACTTTTGTACTCCAGTAGGTTGCGGACAACAAAAAGCCCGCTCAAGGGCGGGCCTCCTATATTCACAAAATACTTCGAGAAGAACCCGGGCCAGATGGCCGGGCTATCTGAAAATCGACTTCGGCATTTTTCCGTCCACTACTGTGCCAACGACCTCCCAATCACCATCCATAGGAGTCGTTGGGAATGAAGGATTTAAAGGTTTTAGGTAGAACTCCCCGGCATCCCGAAGAAACTGCTTAAACGTTGCCTCGTTCGTGTCAGGCATGCGGGCCACAACGAGCTGGCCTGAATTGGGTTCAATCTCAGGGGCGACAAGGATCAGAGATCCCTCTGGGAAGGATGCGCCGACGGCGCTCGTCATGGACTGCCCTACAACCTTAAGCCAGAAAGCACCCTCCCCAGCCCATACATCTGATGAGTGCCTTTCGCATGCTGCAACGTTAGACGTGTCCATTGCCTCGGTTGCTGCTCCAGCCTGTACCCAACTGATTTCTGGGTACATAAATGATCGAGTTGGCTGTAACGCCATTTCCACGTTAGAAGGGTGGCCTGCCTTGGTGGAAACCATGTCGCCAGTACCATTCGCGAGCCATTCAGCGCTCACGCCGGTAGCCTTCGCAAGGGCGAAAAGGTTTTCAGGTTTTAGCGCCTTGCTATCACCGTTCACCCATTGAGTTACGGCCGAAGCCGAGACGCCGCAAAGAGCAGCGATATCCTTTTTTAGTTTATTGCTGTGCTTGATCGCCTGGGCGATTCGGTCGTGTCTGCTCATCGGCAAATGTTAAGCGAACTTAATTTAAGCATGCCTTTAGCGTGGAAACAGTATTGATGTCGATAATTCAGCATGCTTAAATAGCCCTATCGCTAAAGGAGCGAATTTATGAAAACCAAAGATGCGGCTATGCATTTCGGCTCGAAGAAGAAACTTGCGGTTGCCCTGAACATCAGTCCTGGCGCAGTGACCATGTGGGGTGATCACGTGCCCGAGTCTCGCCAGTACCAAATTCAGGTACTGACCAAAGGCGCTCTGAAGGCCGATCCCAAGCTTTCAGTCGCCTAACCAGCCCCGTCACACCGACCTCGGAAGTGAACCAATGGCCTACGACAACAAGTCGCATCGCAACACCCACCAGCTGAAGTCGCGCCTCAATGATGACGCCTATGCCGACCTCATGACTGAGGCAGTCGAACGCAAGATTCAGCCGGGCGCATTGGTTCGAGATCTCACTCTGGCGGCTTTGCAGTTCAAGCGGGATTACGGGTACTTCCCTCTGCTTGACGACAACGAACTGGACGGCTTTCCGGCGCTGGGTGAACTGGCTCGCGAGCTGAAGATTCAACCTGGCGCACTCGCGCGTGAACTCATTCGATCAGCCCTGCAAGCCAAGCGAGAGCAGGACGCTAACCAGATCAACGACAAAAAGCTCAGGGCCTGACTAGGCCATGGAGGAGGCGCCAATGCCTGCAATACATGAAGTAGGGCAGTACACGCAGGACGAGAAGGACGGGCTTGAGCAGTGGGCTGACGAGGTCGGTATCGGCATGGATCAGCTGGCTGACCGAATCTTGCAGATGACAGAGCGAGCGGTCGAACGGCGCAGTGCTGCTCGCCTCGCAGCAGATAAAGCCACCTTGCGGAACCGTCTCTCTGCTCACTGCGTACAAGTGGCGCAGGCAGAAAACGTGGTTTCGATTTTCCCTGCGCGGTAACGGTCCGGCCCCTAATAAGGGGCCGCGGCGATAGAAATTGGGCCTTGCGGGGCTGGCACCTAATAAGGGGCCGAGAAGAAAAGAAGGTCATGGATTCGTCCCTGATCAGTTGATGAACCAATGATCGCCTTGTTGGCATTAAGCCACCACGGAAACAGAAACGAGGTTTTACGAATGGACAAGTTCCTGCGGGCCTGCCACGACGCGGTCAAGGACAACGAAGCTAAGTCGCTGAGCGCCAAGATGGGTGTTC